TCCGTGTGCTCCTCCCGCTCCTCTTGGAGCAGGGATCATGACTGTCGGTAATGTCACTTATGACACACGCATCCTCGCCCCTGGAGGAGGATGGTGGGGTACGTACTACAGCCGCATTTGGAGCGGAGCAGATCGTACTCGGTTACCGAAGCCAGCTCACAATACGTATGAGACGTATCGTGAGTACACTGATTTTGCGGGCATCGTTCGCCGCAAAGACATCAAGATCCGTATCCCTCATCCTGCGAGTTCGCAGAATCGCGTTGTGAAACGCGTTTATGAGGAGGAGCATGCTTACTCCTTGAACTTCCAGAGGACGTTTCACGACCGTGTTCAAATGGCCGTGGACCCGTTTCTTTGGCGTTCGGATATGGACGCCTACGGAGCCACAACGTGGGCTCCGGCAGATCTTTTCACTTCTAACGACCAGATAAAACTGATCGGTAAGTTGGGGGATCTGCTCTACGGTTCCGATTTTAATATGGGAATCGCGTTGGGCGAGCTCGGCGACACTTTGGGTCTCATTGGAGACACCGCCGGGCGTCTTGGTGGTGCACTGGGGGCTGCCCGTAAAGGGCAGTTCGGTTTAGCTGCGGATTTTCTCCTTAATGGAACGCGGCGTCCCAAAAAACCAGGGCACAAGAACTTGCCTAAGAGCAAGACGACACCGAAAATGTTGGCAGACAACTGGCTCGAACTCCAGTATGGCTGGCTTCCACTTTTAAAGGACGTGGAAGCGGGGGCGCAGATGTTAGCGCACCACCTCAACACCCCTGTTCGTCAATCCTATAGGGTTGGCGGCAGGAGGGAGCAAGTACTTCCTACTCGTGAGAGTCAGGTTGGGTACAATTCGGCGCATAAAGCTTACGGCACTGCGACACGGTCGCATCAACGGAGCTTGATTGCACGGATCGAGGAGAAGGGAACTATTCCCCAATTCCTCGGGCTCACTAACCCAGAGCTAGTTGCCTGGGAACTCGTGCCTTATTCCTTCGTAGCCGATTGGTTTATACCTCTCGGCTCTTGGATGTCGGCACGCGCCCTTGTGAGTAATCTCAAGGGTACCTTTATCCAATCCGATAAAAGGATTGGACGGGCGTTCACACCTACTTCAGCGTACTTCGCGAATTCTTCGCGAGGCAACTTCATGTGGGTGAAGTTCGACCGAACGGTGTCTACGACACTGAAAGTGCCTAAGCCGCGCTTTAAACCGCTTGGCCAGGTTGCCTCTTGGCAACATTGTGCTAATGCAGTAGGCCTTCTCATCTCCGGGTTCGCTGGCAAACGCTAGCGGCTGGAGAGACCCTGGGCGATTTTGCCCTGTACTGCGCCTCCTCCAAGGGGCGTACATGAAAGGTAGGTGCACATGAGTGCACAAGCCAACATCACCGTCTTTGACGGTGCTTCCACTCCGGCTACGCACACTCTCGTGGGCGAAGGGATCGAGCGTCTCGATGACGGGACGCTCAAGGCAACGTGGAAGGAGTCCCTCGCGGGAGTCCCAGACTATGCCCAAATCCGAGTCACCATGACGAAGCGAAAGCTTCCGTCCGGTGTCTTCCGAGTGACTTGCAGGGCCGAGGTTCCAGTGATGGAGTCCGTCAGTGGCCAAAACTCTGCGGGTTACACCGCCTCACCGAAGGTCGCGTACACAGATACCACCGAAACCGTGGGTTATTACCACGAGCGGAGTATCGTCACCGGTCGGCGTCTTAGCCGACAGTTGTGCGTGAACTTGATGGGGAACATCTCAACAACCGTGACACCCCAAACGGGTGGACCGGCCTGCGAGCTGTTCGATCAGTTGATCCAGGTGACGTGAGTCACCGGGTGTTGCAGTAATGCACACCCTCGTAAGATGGCCAACTGGTCATCTAACCTTACTCTTATGGAGCAATTTATGCGTTTATTAGCGCATTGGTTAGAGGTGTATAGCCCGAACGAGTCTATCGACTTGCTACGGACCCTTGCACTAAAACATGCCGAGTGCGCGGGCCCTAAAGCCGCGCCCCTTATCGACGCCATCAAGCGAGATAAGGTCTCCGACATCGTTTTGCACGAGCTGGATCTGTCCTCTGAGGACTGGACACCCAGCACGCTCTACCACTGCCGTCAGGCCGTGGCGTTTTTCTCCAAACTCGAACCCCTAGAAATAGGGATCGATAAAGAGAAAACGGCGTACGATAAGTTCGTGCTTTCCGAAGTATCCTGTAAGCTTCAGAACGAAGCCTTCAGAGCCAGTGTCCGCGGAGAGTTCTCATTTCTCCGTGGCGTTGAGCCCGCTTTATTGCGAGCGCAGCGGAAAATCGCACAGGTTCTTGGCCCGTTACCAGCTCTACATGAGTTGGGTTACAGGTTCGGGAAAGGTGCAACGACCTTGACACCTAAGCGAAAAGCTTCCCTCCGAGAGAAATTCTCGGCGGGGGTGTCTTGTAGCGAAGAGTGCCTCCCCATCGCGAAAGCGATATTAGAGGAACTCCCACTCTTGTCCGAAGCGATTGCGTCTTATGAACGCGTCGACGAAGACGGTGATGAGTGGTTCGGCCTGTCCATTCGTATTGACGACGGCAGGCTCGAATTCGTCCCGAAGAACGTGAAAACCTATAGGTCTGTGATCGTTGAGCCGGTTTTAAATGGCCTGTACCAGCTCGCGCTGGGAGATCATATGACACGTAGGCTAGCTGCGTTCGGGGTGGACCTCAGGGACCAGACGAGGAATCAACGCCTCGCCCTTGAGGGATCCTTAACGGGGGCTTTAGCAACCCTCGACCTTTCAGCCGCGTCAGACTCAATTTCACTTGAGCTGATCTTTTCCCTTCTCCCTCTGGACTGGGCTACAGCCCTCGCAAGAGGACGCACCGGCCACGTAACTTACCGTGGTCAGCGTATTGCCCTGGAGAAGTTTTCGAGCATGGGCAACGGGTTCACATTCCCGTTACAGAGCCTGATATTTTGGGCTCTAGCTCGTGCTATTTGTGATAAAGATGACGTTGTCTCCGTTTACGGGGACGATATCATCCTGCCTTCGGCAAAAGCAGAGGAGTTAACATACCTCTTCCGATGCCTCGGGTTCACAGTTAACGAAGAGAAAAGCTACCACTCGGGTCCCTTTCGGGAATCTTGTGGGCGCGACTATTATCGGGGAATAGACGTGCGACCCTTCTTCCAAAAGGAATGGGTATCACCACGCACCCTGTTCATACTGCACAATTTTTATGTGCGGCGCGGACTAGACGATTATGCGGAACTGATCCAATCCTGGATCCACCCCGCACTTCGTCTGTTCGGCCCCGACGGCTACGGCGATGGTCACCTGCTCGGTTCTTGGAACCGTGTAAGGAAACCGTCGCACGAGCGTCGAGGTTGGGCAGGATATACGTTTAACACTTTCACCGTACGGGGGCGAAAGGACTTGCGTCCTCAGCTCCCAGGTGATTTCGTGTTTCCGGCGTACTCGATTTATCAGCGGTCTGCTGATAGTCTTGTGCCTGCGAACGCGTCCACTTGGACCCGCGAGCGGAAACTCCTTTCTTGGTCGAGAGGCCATGGAGAGGTGTCGGAGAACCTTCCACTACCAGACCACAAAATGGTTGATGGGACTTTCGTCAAGGCAGCCAGTCTGCCCGGTACAGAAGACCGGTTCAAACGTGTAGCTATCTACACCTTCGGGGAATAAAGAACCCCAACCCCCTATAGGGGGCGCGAAAGCTGGTGGGAGCCAAATTGGCCC